CAAATTTTGTTTGTGCCTGTTCAGCTAGTTTTAAGGATTCAGCATAAGTTCCATTATCAGTTGTTAATATTTTTAAACGCTGGTTTAATTTTTCAAAATTAGTTGCAGCTTGAATTGTTCCTTTAACTAAAACTCCTAGTCCAATTCCACCAATTGCTGCCTTCAAACCACCAAATGATTTCTCAAGTGCATTGGTTCTTCTTTGTACACCCTGCAAGGCTCTTGTTGCACCACTGGCATCAACTCTTAGGGTAACAACTGACTCTGCCACAAATAAAAAAAGCCTTTATTATATATTACCTTGAATTGCGTTTTTGTCGTTGCAAAGCTCTCTTTTCTTCTTCACGTTTGTTTTCATAATATGCAGCCCAATATATTAACTCTTCTTCTGATAAAGAAGTTCTCAGTTCATTTATTGTTTTACCTAGTTCTGTTGCGAGAAAAAACTCGAAGTTAAGCCAATTATCTCGCCTTATTCGTTTTTTGCTGTATCAATATCAAGTTCAATATCAAACAAAAACAATTCAAGATCATTTAATACCTTTTCTGGAAGTGATCTTTGTAATATCGGAGCATCTGACATATCAAAAGCTGGAGTGCCATCTTCTTTCTGTGCCATCTTGCAAAGTAACTGAGTTGAAACTGTCAATGCTTCATCAGTGCCTGCTAACTGCTGCGCCTTCTGTCTGTCAAATCTTGTTATCGGTGGAAAATATATTGTGGACAAAAGTTTACCAGATGCGTCTTTCAGTTCATATTTACGTCTTACGGTCATCTCATCTTTATATGCACCGATGAGGAGGTCTGCTGTTCTTTGATTTGCCATAAGTTGGGGTTGATTAATTAGTTAGTTAGATTGCTGAAGTTATAGTTCCAGTTGGCTTGAATGTGATGCTGATTGTGTTTGCCTCACCAAGAGCAGAACTTTGGTCAAAGCTTGTAATGATGCCATTGAATGATATTTTTTTTGTGGCACTTGAACTGTCTGGAAAAAGCTCAAAGGCTGCTGTGCCAAGATCACCAGTTGTCAAAACACCATCAACAAAAGTTGCTGTCTCACCAGAAGCTGAATCATCATAAAGAAGTTCTGCACTTCCTTCACCTTCAATAAGACCACCGACAAACTGCTTGAAAGTGTCACCTTGTGCTGTTGTTTCCTGAATGTCTTTAGTGATAGACATTGACCAGCTTGTAGTTCCTAATACAGGGTTTACTGAAGAGCCACCATCATCAAATTTGACTTGCCCAACATCACCTTTAACCTTTGCCATAACAA